TGAATTACAATAAAATGTAACTTTGGGACTTTTTGTAAGATTAAACTTAAATCCTACTGGGGAAAGAAAGTTCTTATTTGTAAGTTGTTTTGGAAAATTGCAGGTCATTTTTTCTTATATGGTACAATTTTTGGCAATGTCATATCAACAAGATCTTTATAGTTTTTATTGATATTTAGGACTTGATATTGATATTTGTATTATTGAAATTTTTGAAAACAATAAAAAAGAGGGGATTTCTCCCCTCCAGTGATTTGAGTTTTAAATATGACTCACATGAGATTCCTTACAGATACACGTCTGTAATAGCGGTTGCTATTAGCAGCAAGGCGACCAAGACCTTGGTTATCCACATTACCTTCCGCAAAGGGATTAGCGACAAGACCGTATCTGGTCTTAAATCCAATTTTGGGTTGGAAGGTGTTCTCACCAACGGCACGTACCATTTGGAGAGGAACATAAGGGCAGTAGAACATACCTGCATCATAAGGGGAAGCGCCCTTATAACCAACAACATAGAATTGATTGGGAGCAGAGTTCGCGGAATATGGGTCAATATAGACGCGATACTTACCTTGGAGAATACCAGCAAAAGTATTACCAGTATCGTCTACCTGAAGATTAGCATTGAGTGCAGGGGTGTAATCAAGAACACCTGCCATGGTGAGTGCAGAAGCAACGTCAGCAGAGCAGAGGATCATGTTACCCTTCCCTCTACGAGTACGCTGTGCAATTGCGTTAGCATCGCGCTCGATTTGGAAGATGAGACCCTTGAACTTTTCAACTGACCAACGACCATTGGAGTCAACGTCAAGGTCAAAAATACCAGGAGTTGCGGTGTTTACCTGAGCACCAGTTTCTGCAGTCTTATAAATGGTACGAATAACTTCGCGGTTAATCTCAGCAAGAATCTCAGTAGAGAGAATATTTGCTAGTTCCGCTTCAGCATTCAGACCATGAATCGCCTTAAGGTCTTGAGCGAGTTCAAGACTGTATTCTGCTTTTAGAGCACGAGTCTTAGCAGTTACAGTGACTTTCTCGATTGAGAAAGCCATCTGATTGAATTGAGAACCGCCGGATTCACCGAGACTCTCAGAATCTTCAGTATCCATACCGCGACCAACGGTATAACCCGCCTGATTCGCATCAGAATTGGGGTTTAGAAGTCCTGGGTTGGTTCCACTCTGAGAAGCAGTAGTACCAAAACCTACAGCACCACCAGTTTGAGCACCTTCGTTCTGAGTATAACCAGAACCAAGACCAGCAGCATTACGTGCAGTGCCTTGTGCAGAGAAAGAACTATCAACTTCATCAAAGAAGGCTTCAGTACCACTTTGAGTGTTGTAACGTGAACGCATTGCGAAGATGAGTCCAGTTGGACCATTCATTGGTTGAACGCCACAAAGGTCATAGGCGACCAGATTAGGCATTGAACGTCTAATCAATGAGATTAGAACAGGATCGAAACCTGCGGTTGGACCTTGTGCAGGAGCAAGACCGCTAAGACCAGCATATGAACCACCAGAGGAACCAGTTGAATTAACTGGTGCTTCATATAGGAAGGAACGCTCTTCACGAAGTTCGCGCTCTTGGTTTTCTAGCAGGATGGCGGTTACCGCTCTACGATGTGAATCTTTGATTGGGTCCATTCCTTGATAATCAAGGATTGGTGACCACTTCTCCTGCAAATATTCTGCGTTGTGCATTTGCATTGTTTTTTACCTATTTTAAAAGTTTTGTTTGACTGTATGATTTAAAAATCACTTCTTAGCGACTCTACTAAGAGTCTGAAGATATGCTTCCATCATTGGAGAAACTGACTGGGTTTCATTACCTTGATAGATAACTTCTTCGGATAAGTTCTCAACAAAGTCTCTATGAGTACTATTATTTGATGGGAAATATGACTCCCTAAGAGTTAATAGTTTCTCACGATAGTTTTCTTCACTATCAAACTCAACATTTTCGGCAAGAGAAGCGAGTTTGTCTTTCTGAGAAAGTGCAAGACCCTCAGCGACATCCGCAAAAATTACATCGGCAACTGACTCTGCTAATCTTCTATTAAGAGCAACGTTTTTATCGATCTGCTCGTTGAGTTTTTCTTCCATTTCATCAAGTTTATCTACCATGCTCTCGATTACATCATATCTATCTTCAGGGATTGAAACATAATGATCTTCAAAAAGACTCTTCATTCCTTGTAGGAATGATTCAGTCATTTCGGTCTTAAGACCGTGCTCAATTGCAAGAGCATTCTCTTGAATCCATTCATCAGCAACATACTCAAGATATGAATCCACACGATTAGTTAGTTCTTCTTTAATGAACTGAACTTCTTCAATAAGAGCATTTTCATATGTCTCTTGAAGTTGCTCTTTAATATCATAAACTTTGGAGCGAATCGCTGCCTCAAAGATTGTACGTGCTTTTTCTTGGAATTCTTCGGAGAGATCTTCCCCTTCTAAAAGAGCATTGACATCTTCATCGATATCAAACTCTTCTTTCATTTTCTTTTTATTTTTATTGGACTTACCTTTTTCATCTTCGTACTCACCTTTTTCAACTTCGTACTCACCTTCTTTATTATCTTCATCTTCTTCATTTTCATCCTCTTCAGATTTAGATGCTTCATATACGACTTCATCGTTTTCATCATATTCTTCTTCGTCTACAAGATCCTCGTCATCTTCAAGTTCTTCTCCGAATCCTTGTCCTGGTAGAACAACAGGAGTTGCAGAGGTGCCAGGTAATTCTGCAGCAGCAGCTTTTGCATTAACTACATCACGAACTTGAGCAAGAGTTGCACCAGGAGTTCTAAGAGCAGCGGAATTATCGTCTGGGCGATAATTATCTGGAGTAGGACCACCTAGATCTTCCCATGCGCCAGTTTGACCTGGAATCATAACTCCAGAAGCATTTTGGGCAATATTTCGCATTGGTTCAGCAGGTGCAGCCCCTTTGGTTACTACGTTTTCCATTTCTTGTAAATTTCTACCAACGGACATTTTAGATTTTTATGTGTTATAATCTATATTTATTTATAATTTATAAATTTGAGATGAATTCAAATTTTACAACATACTTAGGAATTTTTGAAAATGTTGCAGTTTTCTCCCTTCAGTTAATCTTTTTCTTTGCACATCCTTTTCAATAATATTTTTAATAGATTCTGCAATCCAAACTTTTTTATTTGAATCATAAACCCACTCTTTACCTTCCATAATTCCTGAAACAAAAGCGTCAGGTGCAGAGGGATCTGCTACAATATCTGCAGCAGTTGCAAGCATAAAGTCTTGACCGACAATTTTATGACCTTCATTTGTCATACTTAATGAACCAACCCCCCTTGAAGAAACTCCAAGAGTGACTCCTTCATTTATAAGTGATTTTGCAATTTTACCCATTGGAGTTTCTAGAAGTTGTGCTTTACCTCTAAAATTAGATCCTTCGCAAGTAAGAGATACAATTTTATGGGACACTCTATCTAGATTTACAGTTGGACCACTGGGATGTCCAAGTTCACCTAAGGCACGACCTTTATTAATAAATGATTCTGTATACCTCTTTACTTCTCTAGAGAGAGTTTGCATTGGGTACATTCTTCCATTTCTGTTACAAATGTCACCTTGAAGGAAAATACCTTCAATAAACATTTTTTTGTTTGTACCCTTACCTTCTGTAATAAAACTAACCTTTTGTGCTTCTTCTGTGATGAGTTTCATCTTATTCTGATACTAGAGTAACGACTTCTGAGATATTAAAGTATGTGTTAGGTTCAAATGATAAACATGAAACCTTTACACTTCTTGCTACTGATGAACCAGTAACATTGGGTGATGTAATAGAAGAACTATCAAAATCAATTGTTATAGAAGAATCATCTAGTGAAAGAATTTGCTTATGTGTCGTATTAAGTCCAACAGTTGGAGCATTCTCTATGGACACATAATCACTTACTGTAAATGGATTACCTGAATTCTGAGCAAAAATCAATTTAGTTGTAGATCCAGTTGTTATTCCAGCAATTACTTGCCGCTTCATAATTTCTTTAATTACATCGACTTCATATGAAGTGACGTGAAAATCATTCTGAGTTGCTACAGGATCATTTCCAATCTTAATGTGTCCACCATATATTCCAGAAGTTGATCCAACAGTGATTCTTAAATAACCACTTTTAAGTACAATAGGAATACTAGTGGATGCAACTCCAACTGCTGGTGCAATTCTGGGAATATTGCCATCTTGAATAATTTTTGTTGCCATTATTCATCTCCAGATTCATATTCACCACCAAACATTAAAGAAGCGATTTCTGGTCGAACCGAATCGATTCTTTCTACAGATTTGGTATATAACATTTCTTTAATTTTATCTGAAATATCTGATGCTGTTCCATCAGTGGCAATCAAATCGATAAGTTCTTCCATAAAATTAGTTTATACTTATAAGTCTATTTATATTTTTCCACCCTTGGGTGCTGGAATTTCTAATGTTGAGGTATCAATTGAAGGTTCCATTGGAACTTCTCCACTCGCACCCTGTTGAATATCTTGTCCTTGTTCTGGAGGTAAAGGATTTCCATTTTCATCTACTGGAGCATTTGGATTAGGTAAAATGCCCTTTGCAATCTCATCTTCAATTTGCATGTCAATTTCAATAATTTCTGAATCTGTTTGACGGAGTATTTTTTTACGAACATATTCAGTAGAATAATATTTTCCAATATAAGGTTCAACTGTAGTTGCAAGAGTTAATCGATTAGTTAAAAGTTCTGCCTCTTTAAGTTCTGCAAAATGATTGTCATATAGGAAATCATATTGAATATGATCAGACATTCTATCCCAATCTTCTGGGGATACAATATTTTTTAGAATAAGTTGAGTTCTAAGAATATCATTGAAGAGATTTGAAAATCTTTTTCTCAATCTTCCAACAAATTTAGAGAACATTAGTTCGTCTCTTAAAATTTCAGATGATCTACCCAAATTAAATCCATCTCCACCACCTGCAATTCTTGTCTCAGGTACACCCAATGAGCGATAAAGTTTTTTCTGGAAATATTCAATATCCGTAAGTTCACCAAGATTTTGTCCACCTGGTAATGTTGTAATTTCAGTCCCTCTTCCACCTTCTCTTCTGGGTAACCAGAAGTCTTCTAACATACTCATGAACTTACGATCATCACGAACTTCTCCAGTTGAGTTACAGGTATAAATTCCTACATCAAGGGCAAATGTATGATAATCATGATAGAGTTCTTCTCTATCAATGGTTAAAGTACCAACATCAATAGTTTCATCTAAAAATTCAATATTTTTAATTTTATGATTTTTGTATGCAATAGAATTCTTATAATCTTTCCAAGAATTGAATTCTAGTTTTTTGCAAACATTGATTAAATTTGTACAAGTGAATTTGTCCAATGGATGGCAATTACCATGTTGCTTGTAATGATCAAAATGATCATCCTTAGACATTCTGGTCAAGTTCTCTGGTGTATTATTGTGACGATCATAATTGATGTGATGAACTGTTTTCTTTACTTCATCTTCTCTCTCTTCATTATAAGTATATTCATTAAGAATGCCGTTCCCATCTTTCCAATCCGATACTAAATGATGAACATATTTCCAAACTTTCGATTCATTTTCAAAAATTTGTGTGTATGTTGAGTTTTCATCTGCCTTTTCCCTTGAATAAAAGGGAATCATAGAGTCTCCAATTTGTAAATCTTTTGCTTCTACTTTTCCTTTATTCCAAACTGGAAACTTGTGATCTAAAGTGCAAGTAATAGTCTTATCATTGTCTAATGTAATTCTTAGTACTTTTTCATTTCTTCTGGTAACTCCAGCCCAACTTATAATACCTGGGGCAAATTTACCAGTATTAGGGTCGCAAGAATATGTCCAAAGTCTTTCGCCTCTATTGTATTCTTCTGTAATTTGACTTAGTGTTAATGTTCTTCCGTCTAAAAGTGGAACTTTTGTGTCCATAGACAGACAGGCATCATAAACAAGTTTATTACGATAGCGACTCATCACTTCTTTGAGATACTGTTCTGCCTTTACCTTGGGCAGATTACCAACATCAATATAAAAAATACGACGCTCAGGGGCCCTTGAGTTGTGAACTACAATGCCATTAGCGACAAAGTTGTGCTTTTCGTGAGAAACTTCAATATCATAAACTTCCTCAATTTCTTCGGATTCAATTTTTTGAATTTTTTCAAATCTTGGTAGTTCATATTCACTCAGGTATAGATCCCAAGACTCAGATTCTGGCATAACACGCGCAACCTTCTCATAACCAACAATTTTAGATTGTGAAGGGTGAATTATGTGTCTAATTTGACCTGAGCAAAGACCAATAGAAGTCCAAATCTCCTTGATGTCTTCAATAAGTTTCTCATTTTCCAATGAAATTTCACAAGAAAATCCATTAACAAGATCTCTATAACTGCCATTGGCATCCAATAGACCTAAAATAAGTTCTTTTTTGATACTATTTGGTGAAGTAAATACCCAACTAGGAATTCTTTTGTTTTTAGAACCATTTACAAATCCCAATTTGCTCAGTAGTTCAGATGCAAGAGTATTCGATGTAGTATAGTTACTGTACTTTCTTTTGGAATTTGTTCTTCTGCAGTTTCCGAAGAATTTTTCCATTAATTTAGAATAATAAAGATTTTGTATTTCATCAACACCTTCGGCAAAAGTTACACCATATTTGTGAATAGATCCATCACCCAAAAGGAATCCAAATAATCTTGCAAATTCTTCATCGATATAATCTGGAAGATTTAGATCATTTCTGCAGAATCCAGCATACTTCTCATCAAATTCAACATCCTTTAAAATTTCAAGATTTTCTTGTAATAGAGCGACACTGGAAACTTCTAGTGACTGAGAATTATATAAGAAATTCCTGATACTACTTTTGTTTATTTTTGTTGTTTCTGAAAGTTCTTGAATTATTTTTTCCTTATCTTTAATTTTATAAGAAGACCATACAGAAGAATCTTTTAAAATATAAGACTTCTCTCTAACTTCTGGGAATGGGGTTAGAATAGAATCTTCTTCTGGTTTGATGTAAGTTAGATGATGTCTTTTTGGATCAAGATCTTTGATTGGAACATACTTAACATCTTTGGTTACATTATCAAAAACTAGAATTGGGTGAGTATCGGTACCAACAACACTGTGGTGCTTGGAAGAAACTTTGTATGTTTGTTTGATTCCAGTCATCCACTTATTGGATACTTGAGTCTCTACAAGTTTATCTGTTCTATTATCATATGCATAAACAGTATCACCAACATTAATATCTTTAATATATGAATATCCCTTATTGGTTTTTACTCTTGTATTTCCAACAAGACACAGGCGATAAATTACCAATGAGTCTTCAATCATTCTTAATTGATTCAAAGACTTGATTGCCTTGTGTAGATATGATAAGATGGTTCCTTTATTGCGATCTACTAATCCTGAAGTGCAATAAGTAATAGTATCCTTTGCAATTTTAACTCCTTTCTTACTTCCACCAGATATTGTTCCAGATGGGAAGTTAGGTGTTGGCGTATAAATGAAATATTCTTCGATCTCTGGGAAATTATATTCTTGCTCAGATGAAGATGAAAATGATTTTGATGTTAAATTTAAATTTCTAAGTCCATTTGTGCCATTCCCAGGTAATTTCTTTTCCTGACGAACGTGCTTTATTTTCATTGGGTCAATATATCTTAATTCTTGAATTCCTGCCTCACGGTTTTTTTGATCAATAACTTTAAGATAAAATACCCTACCATCAACATACCAATTTCTAAAAATTTCATGGCACTTCTTATCGAAGTCCATCATTTCTTTAATATATTTAAATTCTGATCGAATAACATCCTTTAGACGATCACTTGCATTTAAGTTAGATAATTCAATTTCTACTGGTGAATCATAAAGATCACTTACAATTGCTTCATTTACAACGCTTTCAATGGCATTATCACATTCTGGGTGAAGTGCCATTTCCCTGTAGCGGCGAATAAGATCATATTCAGTTCTATAAACTCCTTCAATATCTACATATTGTCCATAAAAACCAGATTGAATGTAATAGTCAACCCCGTCCTCATTATTTGGTGGAACGGGGGAAACTATAGATTTTGGTTTTTCATCATTATTTTCAATAGAAAATCCAAAAAGTTTTGCCATTTTATAAATTTAATTTTCTTGTATGATCTATTTAGTTGATATCCTGACCACCAGCAGTAGGTGAATTACCTTTAACTGCTTCCCACCAAAGAATTTGGAACTCTACAGTAAATTCCTGAATTGAACCGTTTGAATAATCGAGTGGAATTGCACCTATATTAGTTGGGAATATATCATAAAAATGATATGCTCTTAAAGTGGTTCCATCACGATCTAATTGATAGATGAATGCATCTGCAGTATATGCACTTGGATCAGTTGCGCCAGTGTTATCGGATACTCTGTTAATTTTGTTCATCCAATTCTCAAAGGCAGAACGAATGGCAAAATCAGTATCATTAATTACAGTAACTGTCCAACTTTCAAATGATCGATCACCTGCAACCTTTAGAGTTCTACCTCTAAATGAAACGTCAACTGGTGCAACGCTTGAAGCAGGTAAGTTTGCACCCTTCACCATGAATCTTGCTTTATCTAATACATTAGTATCTGTTGGGGCAATTTCTGGAAATGAAAGAACTACCTCAAATAGATTACTTCTTGCACCACCACCAGTTAGTTTACTTTTGAAGTCAGTAATCTTTCTTAATGGGGGTGGATTTAGTTGTGTTCTTGTTGTCATGATTGTTTAAACCTCTAGATTAAAAGTTACCGATGACTTCTTCAAAGTCAACACCAGTCTTCGTTGCAATAAAGTTCAATCCAATGTAATTAATGGATCTTGCAGGTTTAATATAAACACTTGCAATAAATTCATTACTATCAATCACGGCAGGAGTGTTATTAGTTTCATCACAAATAACAACATAATCAAAAATACCTCGTTTCGCTTGAACATCTCTTAGGAAAGGTTCAATTGTGTTTACAAAGTTAGTTCTAGTTATTTCATCATTGAATTCAAAAAGAACATCTTTTGCCGCTCTTGAAATAGCATCTTCCAAATAGATGAATAAACGACGAACGTTAATTCGATCAAATGCTGAAGATCTAGCAAGTCCAGTCTTATCACCAAATAGAATAATTCCCGCACCAGGAGAGAAAATCACTGGATTAATTCTATTTGAATAAAGTTTGTCTCTTTGAGTTTTTGTTGGATTATATGCCAATTTAACTGCATTGAGAATTGCACCTCTAGTTGTTCCTGCAGGTGAATACCATGGGAAATTATTAATGTCATTACGAGCACAAAGACCTGCAATGTCACCATTTAAAGGTACATATCTAAAAGTATTTGAAAATCTGTCATACATGTACTTATAACCACTATCAAAAATTGCATAAGATGAGGATGCAACAGATGAATAGAAGGAAACTAAATTATTTGTAATATCATCTGAAGATCTTACGGTGACTTGATTTTGTGAAGATGTATCTGTAAGAGATGATCCTCTATATGGTGAAATAAATGCAATCGCATCTTTTCTTAGTTCTGCAACAGAAATCAATTTATTTGCAAGGGCCTGAGTAATTGTAATGTCATATGCAGCAGATCCCATAAGGAGAAAATCTACTGTATAATTATCAGTTGATTCAAATAGACTATATCCATCTGAAAGTTCTGAAAGATCTGCAGTTAAAGATCCAGATGTTTCAATTGAAGAACTACCACCATAATCTTGTCCACCAGTAAGTGAATTGGTTGAAGAACCGATTGAACCAAAAATGATTCCATTAGTATCTTGATTCCAATCGTTATCTGTGGTAGGACTGAATCCAGAAGTGTAACCAGTAGTAACAATTCCAGCAGGTTGATTCAGTGCAAAAATATATTCAGAATTAGTCTCAAGATATTTTCTCCAATAAGAAGGATTTCCAACAGAATATTGTGCATCCTTTGCTTTAGACAGACCTAAATGTTTTTCTAAAATTGTGCCAGCATTACCTGAGATTGAACCAGTGGAATCAATTACTACAACATGAACCTCATCAAATCTTGAATTTCTTGCTGCAGCATATTCTGTAGTTGAAGGTCTAGGTGCAAGTGAATTCCAATTAATTGATGTTGAAGTTGTTATTCCGATTGTTTGTTGGTCAAACCAATCGAGTCTTGCAGTATATGCTCTAGTTGCAAATGAAGAAGATTGACCTGAAGTATGTACTGCAACGTTTCCAGATTCAGTAAACGCCCAAAGACCTGATGGTTGATAATCTACTGAGGTTTCTGTTCCAGCAGCAGATACGTGTGAAAGAACTTTAACATCAATTGTAGATGATCCAACTCCAGTAATTATTCCTTTTAGATAACCATCTAAGGTTGTAGTAGTTCCAGCCCCAGGATTTACTCTACCTGCAACAGATTGAGTTACTCCATATCCAACTGCAATTGTTGTAGTGCTAATACCATTTAAAATTTGATCTGCTTTACTATCAATAATTCCAATTCTAATTCCATTAGACCAAGATCCTGGATTTCTTGCTGAAACTACAACATCAGTTAGAGTATTTTCATCATACCCCAATTCGTTATAATGCTCTAAACTTTTAATTTTTACAGTAGATGCAGTTCCAGTTCCAACAAATCCATTCGTCAGTTGACTATCATCACATCTTACAACTCTTAAAGACCCTCCATACGCGAGATATGATGAGGCAGTTAACCAATGCTCATAATGTTTATCGACTGAATATGAATTACCGAAAGATGTTAGAAGATCATTTTCATTTTCTACCAAAGTAGGTACATCTACCGGACCCTTTGCAAAAGGTGCCACAATTGCACCCACTTTATTTGATGAAGGATTTACTCTCCCAAGTGTTAAATCAAACTCTTTTACTACAATTCCAGGAGATGCTAAATTTAGCGGCATCTTTATTCTCCTACAAGACCAGGATTACTCTAAAGATATTTATAATTTCCTACCCTTTAATCTATTTATCTATAATCCCACATATAGTTCCATTCGTGGGACATGTCTCCATATTCATCTAAATTCCAAACTTCTAATGGATGAGATTCCTCTGTCTTAGATTTTGCTAACATCCATCGATCTCCAGTCTCTCTTTCAACTGAAATTTCATTGAAATCATCTAATCCATCTGAAATAAATCCAAATGGAGACATATCCTGCTCAATCTGATTCTTCTGCTCTTCATAGATTCTTTTACGAACATCATTGTTCGTCATTTCCTTAAAGTAATCTTGTGCTACCAACCAAGAGAAGGATACAAGACACATTGCTAAATCATCATTGCAACCTTCTTCTGCTTCAAATGAATTATGTTTTTGAGCAAATGTTGTTAATTCACTGATGATATCGAAGTCATTAGTGATAAGTTTATCATCTTCCATTAAAGTCTTAAGATTAGAACATCCTAATTTTTTAACGGATGCTGTCATTCTTACACCCAATTGAGATTTCTTTCCACTAAATCCAGAACCTACAATTTGACCTGCACGACCTCTCATAGAGCACATGAGGAGATTATCATATTCTAAATCAAAGTGTAAAATATTTGCCACTTGATCTCCAAGATCATTAACTTCAATTAAAACCCAGGCATTATTATATCCCTTAGCAACCTCATTAATAATGCTTGGGAATAGCATAGGTTTAATTTCATTATTTTTATACTTTGCTACGACTCTATAAGGGAAATTCGTAATGTCAAAGACAATAAATGCGGAATAATCATTATTTGTTCCTCTAGCAACATCCACTGTAATAAGATAATTGTGTTCTTCCTTTACTTCTTCGTGAACATCTAGACCGGCATTTTTCTTTATTGGTTCATCATATACGAAATTTTTTAGTTTTGCTGGGTTTATGAGAGTATTAACTGAACCAAGAAACTCGCAAAGATGCTCTGCTCTAAACTGTTCTTCGCTTGTATTAGCAATGGTTTGACGTTTCCATTCCTCATCTCTTCCAGGGACTTCAGACCAATGAACCTGAGTTGGTACGAATTCATTTCTACCTCTTTCAGCATCATGCCACATTCGGTAGAACTTATTCATACCTTTTGGCGTACTTACGATAATAACTTTTGTTGATTTTCCAGATGAAATTGTTGGATATACTGAAGCAAAGAAGTCTTCTGCAATATGATTTGGCACAAACGCAAATTCGTCTAAGAAAATAATATTAAAGGTCATACCTCTAACAGCAGACGCAGAAGTGGATGCTGCAAGAATTTTAGATCCGTTTTCTAACTCTAATGAACCTTTATTCCATGATACAATTCCTTGTTGCATCCATTTTGGTAAGTTTTCATAAGATAATTGAAGTCTACTTAGAAGTTCTCTAGATGTTGTTGCCTTGTTTGCTAGAATTCCAATATTGACATTATCGTTGAAGATTAGATAATGTAGAAGATATGAAACTACTGTTGTGGAATTATGAGTGGGAATAAAAGTCTCTCCACATAAAAATAGATGATCATCATTGTCCACTGAAATGCATTGCATTGGTTCAGTTTCAATTTTTCGAATATCTTTAATGTAAAGTCTTTCGTGTTTTTTATAATTTAAAAGATTTCTTTGTTTTTCTAGTTTTTTTGGTAGTTTAAATACATCAAATTTATGTGTATAAAATCGAATAGTATCATACTTATCAGAAGATTCACTAATTTGTTTATATTTTAATATGCTCTTAATACCAAGAGATGAAATCAGTTCTCTAACTTGAAGTAATAATTTTTCATCTTTTTGATGAAATTCACATATACCGTTTAGATTCACTGAACCATTAGTGTCCATTAGACCTTGAAGAAGTTCAAGTCTTTGCTCAATAGATGAACGAAGATAATCATCTGGAATATATTTTTCTATGTCTAACTTTAAATGTGAATTGCCGCCACTTAACCAAACACCTAATGTATAAGGATCAATTGGCAAATCTTTAGTTGGAAGTTTAATTGCATCAGCAATATTAATATAAATCGATGATGCTTTAGATGTCCCCTTTAATTTTTCAAATTTTTTAATAATTTCTTTAGTGGTTACTACCTTTTCATTATGATTCCAATCATTATGTGATACCTTCCACAAGTGTTCACTACATGCTTTTATAATTTGACCATTATCAAATTCAATTTCATACGTATCAATCTGATGAACTTCAGACTTAGATATTACTTTTGATGGATTTCCATCTCTACCAAAAATATAATCACCAATTTTAAGATCTCCGATAGTAGTCCATCCAGTTGGTGTTGGAATAGGAGTATCTAATGATAATTTCTTACCAACTTGACGAGGCATTAGTGCGATATTAAATCTATTTCCATGGAAATTACTAATCAATTTTTCCTGGAAAGGCCACATATTAAAACTAACAAGACCCTCATCTACGTGTACAATTTTTATATAATTCTTCGCAAAGTAAATTGGATCATTCTTACATTTAAGAAATTCTATAACATGTTCTTCTGTCCATTCAATAGGAGTATTCGCCCTTTTTAAATTGGGATTTGAAAGATATGCATCACCTACCTTTAATTGAATATCATCAATTGCCATAAAAATTACCTCTGTTCAATCCAGTTTAATACTGCAAGTGCTGTTTTATTTACGTTTGGGGATGCACAGGCAAGTGTAAAAGTATCACTGACTGTTCCAATACCAGACCTTCCAAGTTGCAA